CTGATTAACACCTTGCTTAATACCCGGGGGTAAAAAAGCAATTCCCTTCTCATCGCATGCTGCCTTAAGACGTTGGCCGACATCACTATCGACGAATTGCTTGGCAACAATACCATCCATCTCCTCCTTATCGGAAGGAAGGAGATCGTCAATTGGATAAAAGACGCGATGGGGGCTGATAGTTCCGGTCAGTGTAGAGACCATATCATCAAGCTCGAGGGGGGAGCAGTCGATTAGACCATCGTCAAAACAACGATAAATCTGGTCAACGCAAATATCATGACAAAGCATGGTTAAGCGGACATCGACATTGTCAGTGGCGGCACTATAATCACCTGAAACCCAACCGAATAAGTCATCGTCAGTTAGGTCACGTCCGAAACGGTCGGAGTGTGGTGTCATACGGGCGAGATCAGCAAGATCCGACTTCTCGAGAGGAGAGCCGGCAAGATCAAATTGCTTGAAACTCGTTAAGTATTGGTGGAAGCTCTTCTGGAACGACTTCGCTAACCAATAATTCAGTGCCGGGCCTTTTGTTACAGGCCGAACCTTGAAAGGCTCGCAAACAGCAGCGACCTTTGCAGGGAGGAAATCTTCATGTGGGTTGGAGAGACTCTTACCGAAGGACGAGGAGCGGAAAGCAAAAGCATCCAAAACCGTCCCAGCAGGAATCATCACTTCTTCTCCACCACGATGATGTAGGCCAAAGAGGACCTCCTTCATCGTGGGCATCGGAAAACCGTAATCCGATGAAACACCAACATGAGGGTGGAAACGCATACCAAGCAGCTCTCCAACGAGGTGACCGCTAGCGCGAGCGGAAGAACCAAGGAGGGGGTATGCCATACCAGACCAAAGCGACTTGAGGAAAACGTCGCCCGTGAAAGAGTCGGTATGGTCATTGGGAACATAATTGCCCTGGCGATCCAATCGAAGTTGATTACCATAGCAGTTGACGAGCCCGTCAACAGACCCAGAGAACGGGGCCTTAAATGTTTTCCCTTCTTCAATTGTCTTATAGCCGTGGTTTGAAGACGGTTCATAGACATAACCAGTTTGAAGAATTGGCTGACTCAGGACGGTACCAAAAGCCATGTCACAAACATCGACCTTACGGTCGGAATCTGCCATGTAAGGCAGATGGGGACAACCAAGACGGTTACACTCCCACTGTTTGATAATATGACCAAAGCCGAGACTAATATACGCAAAAGCAAAGTTATCGCCAACAAACACGGAACCCGGAACCGGACCGCGCTCATGACGATTGTCGAGAGGATGGACACCATGGGTCGAAAGACCGATAGAGCCAAATTCAGTACCATCGAATTGTGACATATCCCGCATCCGATGAGGATAGGGACAGTTACCTACACCCCGAGACTCTCCAAAAGCGGTGAGCTCATGAAAAGGATCGGAGGATGAATCGATAGTCTTATCTCGATTTTCTTTCTTTCGTGCGAAAGTATCGGCGCACTTGCGACTAAGTAAGGAGGGAGCAGCGGGTGTATATCGGTATCCAAGCGCACCGAGTATCGCCCCATTCTGTCCACCTTTCCCGCGTGAATTTTCATAACACGCAGAATTGGATGGCGAATAAGAAGTAAACAAATCAGGGATAAACCCTCTGATGATATGCTCAGCCTTCTCCCGAAAGCGAATGAGATATTCGCTCTGATCCGTTGGGTAACGGACATCCTTATCGTTCTGACGAACGAGTCGCTCTACAGTTGAGCTCTTCATATTTCCTGCGGAAACCAACGACGTCAAACCACGATTTCGAATCATGGTTATCTTTGACCGAGAAGCGAGGGAACCAGTCGAAAACTTCGAATCTGGAACCTTCGCCATCGCCTTACAGTGCTTAACATACGCACCGGAGATAAACTCGTTAGGGACAACGTCAGCACAGCGTTTCAGCTGTTGCAAACCGCATAGAAAATGGAAACTCCTCTTGGTTGGTCGGAAATGGACCAGGTTACGAAGAATGCGACGGGGGCCAGCACGAATGCCGGCGAACGGGTCACATAATTCAAACGGCGGACACTCCAGCTCTTGCGAAAGATGTTTCGCTAGTAAATTGGAAGACCACCACTTGACGTATTTGATATAGTCAAGGTAACCGAACTTGAGATGCATGTCGATGAAAGGCAGTAAAACTTTGTAAACTGCTTCACGGCAAACTGACGGATCCTCCGAACGTAAGTCGTAATATCCATCATCCCTCAAGAGCGAGAGGAGGCCTCGAACACATCGCATGATACAAGGAAAATGCGGTGCACGAAGGCGCTCACCAAAATGTTCAAGGAGCACCTGAACAAGGAGATTATCACTAGCTGAGGTAAGGTATTTCAGCCGGTGCCCGTTCCGTTTAAGAACGTCCTGTGCGAGGCGGTGCTCTTCACGCTTCACATCGGTAATCTCCGACCGGTCGAAAAAGTTAAGCTGTCCTAAGCTGTTGTAAACTTTCCAACCGGTTTTGAGGCACTGACAAGAATCAGCCTCACGTTCATACAAGCTCTTCAGCATGTATGAGCCCAAGGGGTCCAGCGGACCCTCCTGGTAGTTCGCGGCACCAAGCCCGAACGTCAGTAGCACCTGAAAAGAATCAGCGTTTGAATGAATGAGAGGACCACCGTCGACAGCGAAAGCTGCACGGTGCTTCTTACATTTCAAACACGAAGTTGATTCCTTTGACGATCCTTTCGTCAACAGGTGAATAATTCGATCCAATGCGCCCTCAGTACAGAGTGGCAC